GAGTCGATTGGTGGCTATGAGATGGTGCTGCATATGACTGGCCGTTATCCCTCATGGTGGGAAGGCAGGAAGTTTGACCAGCCTATCAGTGCCTGGGCGGCAGGGGACACCGGCAAGACGACTCGTGACATTTTGCAGATGAAGCTGCTTGGGCCTCCCGGGGAGTTTGGAACGGGACTCATCCCTAAGGCAGATCTTGTCCGCACTACTGCCAAGGCCGGCGTCGCAGACGCAATCGAGACGATCTCTGTCAGACACGCCTCTGGTGGCGAATCGCGCCTGACTTTCAAGTCTTACGACCAGCGCCGGGAGGCGTTCCAAGGCTCTGAACAGGATGTCATCTGGCTCGACGAAGAACCACCGCTCGATGTCTACACAGAGTGTCTGCTTCGTACCATGACCAACAACGGGATGACCATGCTCACCTTCACCCCTCTGATGGGGATGAGTGAGACTGTCATGTCGTTCCTGCCCAACGGAGAAGTTCAAGAGCACTCCAGTGGCAGTAAATACGTTGGCATGGCCACTTGGGACGATGTCCCGCACCTGACTAAACAGCAGAAGGAAGAACTTTGGGCCTCGATCCCGCCCTTCCAGAGGGACGCCCGCTCCAAAGGCGTTCCACAACTCGGTGCCGGTGCCATCTACCCAGTGCCTGAAAGCGAACTCGTCGTCCCTGAGTTCCCGATTCCTGAGCACTGGAAGCGGTGTTTTGGCATGGACGTAGGCTGGAACCGCACTGCCGTCGTCTGGGGAGCAACTAACCCAGACAGTGGAGTCACCTTCCTCTATAACGAGTATTACAGAGGGCAGGCAGAGCCCATCCTACACGCTGAAGCGATCAAGTCTCGGGGAGAGATCCCAGGTGTCATCGACCCAGCTTCCCGTGGGCGTGCACAGACTGACGGGCAACAGCTTCTGAGCATGTATCGCAAGCACGGGCTCGACATCACGTTAGCCAATAATGCTGTCGAGAGTGGCCTTTACAGTGTGTGGCAAATGATGTCTGAGAACCGTATTAAAGTGTTTGCAGGACTCAGGAACTGGCTCAACGAGTTTAGGCTCTACAGGCGGGATGAGAAGGGGCGTGTAGTCAAGGATAACGACCATTTGATGGACGCGACTCGCTATTTGGTGGTAAGTGGTTTAAGTAGAGCTGCCCTTCCCGGTAAACCTTCCCACAAACAAGGCAGCACGTTTGCGATGCCAGTAGTCAACTTTTTCAAGCGATGAACGAAGACAAATTAGCTGATATTCACCAGCAAGCCCGTGCAGAGTTCGATCAAATCCAGTCTGCACTCTATCAAGAGCGCATGAACTGCCTTGGTGACCGCAGGTTCTGTTCACTCTCAGGCGCACAATGGGAAGGACCATTAGGCCAACAATTCGAAAACAAACCTAGGTTTGAGGTCAACAAGGTCCACATGGCTGTCCAGCGGATCATCAACGAGTATCGCAACAATCGAATCGGCGTTTACTTCGTTTCCAAAGAGGGAGAAGAGTACGACAAGCTCGCAGACACCTGTGCCGGCTTGTATCGGGCAGACGAACAGTCTCCGACGGCTGAAGAAGCCTACGACAACGCCTTTGAAGAGGCTGTGATGGGTGGATTTGGAGCTTGGAGACTCCGTACTGAGTACAAAAACGAGGAAGATCCAGAGGAAGACGAGCAGAGAGTGTGTATCGAGCCGATCTTCGACGCTGACACCAGCGTTTACTTCGATCTCGGAGCCAAACGGCAGGATAAGGCAGACGCCAAACGGTGTTTCGTGCTCACCAGCATGACGTATGACGCCTACAAGGCTGAATGGAACGATGACCCGTCCACCTGGCCCAAGACGATCACTCGTTCCCAGTTCGACTGGTACACTCCTTCAGTCGTTTACGTCGCTGAGTACTACGTCGTCGAAGAAGTCTCCCAGCAGATCCGCATCTATCGCGACTTTAGTGGCAAAGAGGAGTCCCTCGGGCCTGATGAACTCGATGAGGAAGAAGAAATGCTCGCCACGGGCTGGAAAGAAGTCCGGCGTAAGAAGGTTAAGACCCGTAAGGTGCGCAAGTACATCATGTCCGGGGCGAAGATCCTTGAGGACTGTGGCTACATCGCCGGCAAGAACATCCCGATTGTCCCTGTGTACGGGAAGCGGTGGTTCGTGGACAACGTAGAGCGTTGCATGGGCCATGTGCGCCTCGCCAAGGACGCTCAGCGGCTTAAAAACATGCAGTTGAGTAAGTTGGGCGAGATCGCTGCCCTTAGTGCAGTCGAGAAGCCGATCCTGCTTCCTGAACAGGTCGCCGGGCACCAGTTGATGTGGGCAGAGGACAACCTCAAGAACTACCCATACCTGCTGATCAACCCGATCACTGACGCCAACGGGAACACTGCCCCCGGCGGTCCTGTGGCCTACACCAAGCCTCCTTCCATCCCTCCCTCCATGGCTGCCCTCTTGCAGCTTACAGAGGCCGATATGCAGGAGATCTTGGGCAGCCCCCAACAGGGCGACAAGATGGTGTCTCACCTCTCCGGCAAGACCGTGGAACTGATCCAGCAGCGCCTCGACATGCAGACATTCATCTACATGTCCAACATGGCAAAAGCCGTGAAACGGTGTGGCGAGATCTGGCTGTCCATTGCCAAGGACATCTTCGTCGAGCAAGGCCGCAAGATGAAGTCTGTCGCTTCCAACGGGAAGATGGAGCCTGTGGAGCTGATGAAACCTGTCGTCAATGAAGAGGGCGAGATCGAGTACGAAAACGACATGTCAGACGCTGACTACGACGTGCAGGTTCTTGTTGGCCCAAGCAGCCAGACCAAGCGTGGAGCCACTGTTCGCGCTCTGACTGACATGATGACCCTCACCCAGGACCCTGAGATGACTCAGGTGCTCTCTGCCATGGCAATGCTCAACATGGACGGAGAAGGGGTCGAAGACGTTCGCGACTACTTCCGCAAGAAGCTGCTCAGAATGGGTGTTGTCAGGCCCACTGACACTGAAGCGCAGGAAATGGCTGTGGAGGCCCAGAATGCCCAGCCTGACCCGCAGGCGCAGTACTTGCAGGCTGCGAGCGAAGAGGCCATTGCACGGGCTTCTAAAGCGCAGGCAGACAGTATCCTCGCAGTGGCTAGGGCTGAAGAGGCTCGCGCCAAGACGACTGAGACGCTTTCCAAGGTCAGCACGACCGATCAGGATCGAATCTTTGCGCTGGCAGATCGCTTAACTCAAGCAACTCAGCCGCAGATGCAATAGTGCTTGCATTTGTGTTAGTTTTTTGTACACATGAGCACCAACAACACGGCAGAAGATACAGCCACAACGGAACCTGAAGTAATCGAAGTCCAGCAGCCAGAGGCCACCCCGGTGGAGCCTGAGCAGCAGACAGAGGTGCAGCAGGAAGAAGATGTGGTGACTATCGCTGGGGAATCGCCGGCCCCCGAGGAGGAAGAGAAGCAGGCACCTGAATGGGTGCGCAACCTGAGGAAGAACTACCGCGAGTTGCAGCGCGAGAAGCGCGAACTTGAGGAGCGACTCAAAGCAGTTTCACCGGCAACAGAGCAAAGTCCTGTTACGCCTGGCAAGAAACCAACGCTTGAGGACTGCGATTACGATTCAGACAAGTTCGAGAACGAGCTTGCTGGTTGGTTCGAGCGAAAGCGACAGTCTGAAGAGGCTGAAGCCAAGTACAGGGCCAAACAGCAGGAAGAACAGCAGACTTGGCAGAAGAAGCTCGAAACCTACACCCAGTCTAAGACGGGGCTGAAGGTTTCAGACTTTCAAGACGCTGAAGACACTGTGCTCGAAACACTGAGTGTAACGCAGCAAGGCATCATTCTTCAGGGAGCCCAGAACCCGGCTGTTATGGTTTATGCCCTAGGCAAGAACCCAAACAAGGCCAAGGAACTGGCTGGGATCACTGATCCGGTTCAGTTCGCCTTTGCAGTAGCAAAACTCGAAACTCAACTCTCTGTGCAAAAGAAACAAGCACCCCCTCCCGAAAAACGGATCAACGGAAACGGTAGTCTCGGTACGTCCAACGCTCAGTTGGATCGCTTGCGTGAAGAAGCGGCACGCAGTGGGGACTTTACCAAAGTTATCGCCTTCAAAAAGCAGCTCAAAAACCAAAACTAAGTTATGCCTAATTCATTCAGCAAAGAAGAAAGAGTGGCGTTCGAGAACCTTCTTGAAGGGTTCCAAGACGCTCTTGTCCTGTCCCGCAACGTCTCGATCTACAACACCGATCAGACGATGATGGAACGCACCAACAACACCATCTGGCGTCCGCAGCCGTACATCTCCAAGTCCTACTCGGGCACGGATATGACGAGCAACTTCACGGACTACATCCAGTTGGCTGTGCCTGCCACGATCGGGTTCAACCAGTCTGTGCCGTGGGTTATGACGGCCACTGAACTGCGTGACGCTCTTCAGGAACAGCGCCTCGGTGACGCCGCCAAGCAGAAGCTGGCGAGCGACATCAACGTGGCTGTGATGAACGTCGCATCCGCTCAGGGCACGCTCGTTGTGAAGCGTCTCGCTGCCGCCACCGGGTTTGATGATGTCGCCCAGTGCGAAGCCATCTTCAACGAGCAGGGCGTGAACTTCGATTCGCGTTACCTCGCTCTGTCCACCCGCGACTACAACGGCATGGCGAACAACCTCGCTGGTCGTCAGACGCTGTCTGGCAAGACGTTGACCGCTTACGACCGCGCCTACATCGGCCAGGTTGCGAGCTTCGACACCTTCAAGCTCGACTACGCGAACCGTATCGCTGCTGCTGCTGGTTCTGGCATCACCATCGACACCCGCGACTCCGCGAACAACTACCAGATCCCGAAAGCGATCAGCACGTCCCCGACGACCGCTGAACGCCTCAACGTGGACAACCGTTACCAGACCATCACCGTGTCGAGCAGCACTGGCGTTGCCGCTGGCGACTGCTTCACGATTGCTGGTGTGAACGCTGTTCATCACATCACCAAGGGCGACACCGGCCAACTCAAGACCTTCCGCGTTATCAGCGTTCCCGCTGGTGGCACGACGCTGGTCATCAGCCCCGGGATCGTTTCCAACCAGGTGGCTTCTGCCGCTTCGGCTGAGTACCAGAACTGCGTTGTGAACACCAAGGCGTCCAACAGCGCTATCGTGTTCCTCAACACTGCTGCTGCTCCGATCAACTGCTTCTGGCAGAAGGACGCCATCGAAATCCTGCCCGGTCGCTATGCGGTGCCCTCGGACGCCGGCGCGAACGTGATGCGTGCTTCCACCGATCAGGGGCTGGAGTTGGTCATGCAGAAGCAGTACGACATCAACACGATGAAGACTCGCTACCGCCTTGACACGCTCTTCGGAGTCGTGAACAAGCAGCCGGAAATGAGCGGGATCATCTTGTTCGGTCAGGTTTAACCTGAGATACACGGCGGGAGGGTGGTTGACTCTGCCCTCCCGCTTGTGTATCAACTGTTTATGCCTCTCAAAAAAGGATATTCGCAGAAGACGATCTCCAAAAATATCAGTAAGGAGATGAAGGCTGGATACCCGCAGAAGCAAGCCGTTGCGATGGCTTTAAGCTCTGCCCGTAAGTCTCGTGTCGCCGCTGGAAAGCCTATTGGGAGGGCAAGAAAGTAATGGAGTTTCCAGCACTGGTTTACAAAGCGGAGGGAAAGTACATTCGTCCTCGTGGGACGTATGACTTCACTGGGGTAAATAGCCAGGACGAGCTTGATGCAAGGCTCAGTGAAGGCTGGTTTGAGAGTTTAGAGGCTGCCATTGAAGGCAAAACAGCCACACCTGAGCCCGTAAAAGCCGTTTCTGAGCCTGTGTTGGATGACTTCGCTCCTCCTACTAGGGAAGAGTTGGAAACCAAGGCTACAGAGCTTGGAATCAAGTTTGATGGACGGTATTCTGACAAGAAGATCGCCCAAATGATCGACGAGGCACTCGCCAAATGAGCTTCACCAAGAGACAGATTATTGAGCAGGCATTCGAGGAAATGGGGTTGGCGTCGTACATTTTCGACATCACCGCTGGCCAGCTCGAAAGCGCACTCAAGCGTCTGGACCTCATGGTGGCTTCCTGGCAGACGCTCAACATCCAAATCGGCTACCCTCTCCCTGCAAGCCCGGGAGACAGCAACATAGATGAGGAAATCCAAACCTCAGCCAACAATAATGAAGCACTGGTTCTTAACCTTGCTGTTCGTCTTGCTCCTTCTTACGGAAAGTCTCTTTCGCCCGATACGAAGACTACTGCGAAAGCTCTCTACAACCAGCTTCTGATTGAGGCTGCGATGCCGTATGAGCAACAGTTTGTGAGGACTCTGCCCCTTGGTGCCGGTTACAAGCGCACCGATCAGGTGTTTGTCAATGTGCCGGACCTTAACCCGCTGGTTGTCGAGAACAACGACCAGATGCTCTTCAAGAACTCTTAGCCATGGCTATCGAACGACTTTCTCTTACGGACACCATTACGGGGTCCACTTACTTTGCGGTCAACGTCAACAACCAAGACTACCGTGCTGCCGCTGACACTGTCGCCCAGTACATCCAGTCCCAAGGGGCTGCCGGGGATGGCAAGATCATCCAGTACTCCGGGCCTACTGCAACTGGGTTCACGACGACCATCACTGACAGCAGTGCGAGTGTGTGGCTCGTGTTGACGCCCAACGCCACACTGGCTGCCGGCACGATCATCCTGCCGAATGTGGCCAACTGCGTGGAGCAACAAGAGATCCTTGTGAGTTCGTCTCAAACGGTGACGGCCCTGACGATCAACCTGAATGGTGCTCTTGGCGTTGG